AATGGTCAAACAAACTAAAATTATAAGACTTAAAGATGGTGAAGATATTATGGCTAGTTTCATGGAAACACAAAATCATATGTTAATTTTGGAAAATCCAATGTCTTTATTCTTTAAGAGGTTGAGTGTTTCCAAATCAATGGTTCTAATGAGTCCTTGGTTACCAATTGAATTGATTCAGCAAAACTTTGTTGAAATATACAAGCATGAAGTATTGACATTCATTGAACCAAAAGAATCATTGATTGAATATTATAATAATGCAGTTGTGGAAGCCAATGAAGTAATGGAACAAAGTGAGAGACTCATCGATGAAGCTTTGCTTGATGAAACAACAGATGAAGAACTAGATGAAGCCATCGCTGATGATTTGGATGAAGATATCAAAGAAGTATTTCAATCAAAGGAACCAGGTACCAAGAAGAAATTAATACATTGATGATTGGCAACACCGTCATTATATGAACACAGTTAAAAGTTGTCAAGTCTTTTTTTAGGTAAAAAATGTTAGTTATAGTAGATGATGTTTTGAATGAGCAGCAGGTAAAAGAGATGCAGGGATATTGCCAGTTTTCGATGCCGTTTAATTGGAAAGATTTTACCTTGGACGATGCTAAGAAACTTTCACACACAGCAATCGGTAATTTAATATTGAATGTGTCAAAGTTTTTTGATTTGTCGAATATGGTTGGATTTGAATATTGGGTGAACTACAACGTCGATAAAGGTTGGCACTATGATACTGATGAATCGAATTCTGAAGGTAACTTTCCTATTTGTAGCACTGTTTATTATCCAAAAATAGATTTGATTTCTGGTGGACACTTCATTACTGAGCATGTCTCAATTAAACCAAAACAAAATAGTCTTTTGTGTTTTTCTCCAGGCATACATCATTGTGTGGAGAAATTTGAAGGACAAAGAGTATCGTTAGCAATTAATCCATGGAGTTATAAAGTAAAACCCGTATATGTCTAAAACAAAACACTACGTAAACAATGCCGATTTTTTACAGGCACTTATCGAATATAAGCAAGCTTGTGATATGGCAAAAAACCAAAACAAAGAAGAACCAATTGTTCCCAATTATATCGGAGAATGTTTTCTAAAAATTGCAGAACACCTGTCCAGAAAACCAAACTTCATTTCATATTCCTTTAGGGAAGAAATGATATGTGATGGCATTGAAAACTGCATCATGTATTTTAGAAACTTTGACCCAACGAAGTCGACCAATCCATTTGCATATTTCACACAGATTATTTACTTTGCATTCTTAAGAAGAATACAGAAAGAAAAGAAACAACTTTATGTGAAGTATAAGGCAACTGAACAATTTGGTATATTGGATGAAGCTGAACTTTTTGAAGATTCTGAAGGCAATGTAAAACAGTTTGTTCTGTATGATAACATTTCAGAATTTATTCATACATTCGAAGAAAAGAAAAAAGCAAAGAAAAAAACCAAGTCTAAAGGTTTGGAAAAATTTATAGAAGAAGAAGTTTCGTTAGAACAATTGCCTGAAATCTTAGAAGAAATACCTGACAAGCTGTAATTTTTGGAGTATAATATGCTAGTTTTACCTGACGATATGAATGGAAAACCAATTGGTTTCACCTGTTCCACTTTTGATTTGCTTCATGCAGGTCACATATTGATGTTAGCTGAGGCTAAAAGTATTTGTGATTACCTAATTGTAGGATTGCAAATAGACCCCTCAATAGATAGAGAGAACAAAAACAAACCTGTTCAGTCTATTGTGGAAAGATATGTGCAATTAAAGGCAGTCAAATTTGTGGATGAAATAATTGTTTATCAAACAGAGAAAGACCTTGAAGATTTGTTGATGTTCTTGCCTATTTCCATTCGGATTATCGGTGAAGAATATAGAGATAAACAATTCACTGGTAAAGAAATTTGTGAACAAAGAGGAATTAAAATTTTTTACAATGAGAGAAAGCACAGTTTTTCCACAACTGAATTGCGTAAGAGAGTTGCAAGTAAACCTACACTATGAAGCTGGCACTTATAAATGATACTCATGCGGGAGCGCGAGGAGACAGTCTACTATTCAACGAATTCTTTTTCAAGTTTTGGGAAGGTACATTCTTTCCCTACTTGAAAGAAAATAACATCACTCACATAATTCATTTGGGTGATGTGGTTGACCGCAGAAAATTTATCAACTATGTGATTTTGAATCAGTGGCGCAAGAGATTCTTTGATGTTCTACAAAAAGAAAACATCACCATGGATGTATTGGTTGGTAACCATGATGTGACATACAAGAACACAAATGAAATCAATGCGATGAATGAGTTGTTCGACCACTACGACAACATCAACGTATTCACTGAACCTGTATTAAAAGAGTATGCTGGCTTACCTATTCTGTTGATGCCTTGGATTAATAGTGGCAACTATGACCAATCTTTAGAAGCATTGAAAAATGCTGCAAGTGAAGTTGTTTTTGGGCACTTTGAAATTGCTGGTTTCGAAATGGACAGAGGTAACATTTGCCACGAAGGTCTTGATAGTAAGTTGTTTGATAGATTTGATATGGTTTTGTCTGGTCACTTTCATCACAAATCTACAAACGGAACTATCACATACTTGGGTAACCAGTATGAAATAACATGGGCGGACTACGATGACCAGAGAGGCTTCCATGTGTTTGATACGGAAACCAGAGAAGTAACATTTGTTCCCAATCCACACAAGATGTTCTACAAAATACAGTACGACGATGAAGTACAAGATTTTGATTTCTGGAAGAACTATAATTACTCACAACACAAAGACACATATGTGAAAATTGTGACGGTAAACAAAAACAATTCCTACATGTTCGATTATGTGCTGGATAACCTGATTAAATCAGGTGCTGCTGATGTTGTTGTCGTTGAAGATTTCTCCGATTCAATACTCAGCGGTGATGATGAAGTGGTAGACCAGGCAGAAGATACTATAACAATCTTGAATAAGTATATTGATGGGTTGACAGTAAACATTGAATCTGATAAACTCAAAAAGATTATGCGTGAGTTGTATGTCGAAGCTATCAACATGGAAAGTATTGAATAATGCCCTATAATAAATTAATAAATTTTTCCTTATCTAGAGAATTTTTATTCACCCATGCGGTAAAAGTTGATAGAATTTTGAATGAAGCTGAGATTCAAATTGTGGAAAAATTTTTATCAGACAAAGATTTGACTGGCGGCAAAGTTGATTTAAAGGGTAAAACTGATGAAGCTAGAAAAAGTAAAGTTCATTTTTTCAATTACAGTCAAGAAACAAAATGGTTGTTTGAAAAGATAAACAGAGTAATTGAAACAGTTAATGAGGAATATTACAATTTTGATTTGAATGGATATGATTCGATTCAATATTCAGAATATAGAGCAGAAGAAGATGGTCGATATGATTTCCATATTGATTTTTTTCATGACATGATTCCACAAAATGAATATGATTACATGACTAGAAAATTATCCTTTTCGCTTCTACTAAATGATGATTATGTTGGTGGTGATTTTGAATTTTTAGTTGGTCGAGAACCCATCAAACATAATTTGAAAAGGGGAGATATGTTACTTTTTCCATCCTTTTTCATGCATAGAGTAACTCCTGTAACAGAAGGTACTCGAAAGTCTCTAGTATCGTGGGTCACTGGACCTAAATTTAGATAATGATTTTTTTCAAGAGTTTAAAATTTAAAAACTTCTTATCAACAGGCAATTACTTCACCGAAATTAAATTTGATGAAGCACCTAATACGCTAGTTGTTGGTACGAATGGTGCAGGCAAATCCACTATGTTGGATGCATTGTGCTTTGTATTATTTGGTAAAGCTTTTCGGAACATTAATAAACCACAACTCATTAACTCAATCAATCAAAAGGATTGTGTTGTTGAGTGTTGCTTTAGTATTGGGAAGAAAGAGTATCGTATCGTTCGTGGTATAAAGCCAGGCATTTTTGAAATCTACTTGAACGGTGAGATTTTAAATCAAGAGGCCGCATCTAAAGATTATCAAGAAATACTTGAGAAGCAAATTCTCAAACTAAACTACAAATCTTTTACACAGATTGTTATTCTCGGTTCTGCATCTTTCACTCCTTTTATGCAACTGTCTGCTGCCGATAGACGAGCTATCATTGAGGAGTTATTGGACATTCAAATCTTTTCTACGATGAATTCGTTATTGAAAGAGAAAGTATCTCTGAACAAAGATGAAATTACCGAAAATAAATTTGCAATTGAACTTGCTGAACAGAACTATGAGAATCAAAAAACTCAAATAGAAAAACTGAAGCAGAACAATGAGAATAAGGTAAAAGAATATGAAGATGAGATAGCGAGTAGTGAGAGTATTATACAAACCTTACATGGCGATGTTAACAGACTTACATCGAATGTTTCGGTTCTCACCGAACAAATCTCCAATAAAGTTGAAGTTGAAGGTAAGGTCAAGAAACTTAATAAACTTGAATCGCAAATTGAAACAAACTTATCCAAATTTCGACGAGATATACATTTCTTTGAGGGAAATGATAGTTGTCCAACGTGCAGGCAGACCATTGCCATGGAGTTTAAAGAAGCGGAGCTTTTCAGTATCACCAACAAGGTTAAAGAATGCGAACATGGTCTCAGCCAATTGGAGGCAAAATTACTTCAAGAACAAGATAAACTAAATGCTATTTCGGAATTTCAGAAACAAATCCAGCAACTGAATATTCAAATTGTACAAAAGAATACTACCATTACTGAAACTAACAAGTATATTGGTAAGATTCGTAAAGAAATTCAGGCACTTAAAGATAGCAAAACAAATCTTGATTTGGAGAATACTAAGCTGAAAGAGCTAGAAGATAAATTAACTGAGTTAAATTCACAGAAGAAGAAACTGATTGAAGAAAAAGCAGAGTATGAAGTTGCTTCTATCTTGTTGAAAGATACTGGTATTAAAACAAAAATTGTTAAACAATACTTGCCAGTAATCAACAAGTTGGTGAACAAATATCTTGCATCTTTGGATTTCTTTGTCAACTTTAATCTAGATGAATCATTCAAAGAGACAATTAAATCCAGACACCGCGATGAATTTAGTTATGCTTCTTTCAGTGAGGGTGAAAAGCAACGTATCGATATGGCATTGATGTTGACATGGCGTGCCGTTGCTAAGATGAAGAACTCAACGAACACCAATTTGTTGATTCTTGATGAGGTGTTTGATAGTAGTTTAGATGCAAACGGTACAGAATACCTAATGAACCTTTTGCATATCTTGGAAGATGTTAACCTGTTTGTTATCTCACATAAAGGTGATATACTGCAAGATAAATTTCGCAATGTGATTCGATTTGATAAGGTAAATAATTTTTCAAGGATAGTAAAATGAATGTAGTTGAAACGCAAGATGATGTTTTAGTTATTAATACAAATGCACCAACAAGAGTTGTGAAGGAAGAAATTCTTCCTTTGCCAATTTTGAGTGATGGTCATCCTAAACTCGCCGAGAAGATGGAAGAATTTGATTTGTCACAAGTGATGAATCCTGAAATTCAAAAGTTTATCAAGCAATTAAAGTTGACGATGACAACGTATGGTGGACTTGGCTTATCGGCTAATCAATGCGGTATCAGATTCCGCATGTTCGTTATGGGTTCTGATGAATTTCAAATGGTCTGTATTAATCCCAACATCGTTGAAACATTCGGTGAACCAGAAAAAATGCGAGAAGGTTGCCTGTCATACCCTGGTTTGTATCTCAATGTTCCTAGGTATAAAAAAATTGTTGTTGAACATTTCGACCACCTCGGTGAATACAATACAACAACACTTGAAGGTATTTCCGCACAAGTTTACCAGCATGAGCTTGACCACATGAATGGAGTAGTGTATACTAACAAAGTTGGACCTCTTGCACTTGAGTTGGCAAAAAAGAGGCAGAAAAAACTTATACGGAAAATTTCTAAAATCAAATGAGTAGAGAAAACTGGACACCAGATATTCAAAAACAGTGGGATGAATGGTCAGCACAAAATCCCACCGATTCCTTTTGTGATATAGATGAGAAAGAACTGACTGATAGGGTCATTAGTGAACTAGGCTATGTCTCGCAAATGGACGTTAAAGAATACACACTCTATCAGAAGTGGTGTGAGATTCATGAGAAGTATCCTACTGTAGAAACAAATACTATTTTTGGTGTTGAGAATCAACTTGTCGATATTTCTCAAGAAGATATCATTCGTTCTGTTAAAGAGAATATTTGGATTCCAGAATCGCCTGAAGATTATCTTAAGTTGCAACCTGTACTTGAATATACCGATGATTCGGGTTCAAATTTCACGACAGGAATCGATGGTAGTGTGGTAAAACACGATACAAAGCGAAGCAAAGAACTTCCTGTTTTATGGAACACGACACGCACATTCATTTCTACAATGAAGAACAACTCCAACATCGGTAGAAATTTAAACTTCCTTGTGAAAGATGATGTGAGTGGCAAGTATCTTGGTGTTATCTGTATATCATCCGACTTTCTCGACTTGACACCGAGAGATAACTTCATTGGTTGGTCTAGAGAAACAAAGACGCAAGGCAGAATGATTAATCACACTGCGATTGGCTCTACAATTGTTCCTTTTCAGCCTCTTGGTTTCAACTATGTTGGTGGTAAACTGCTTGCTTTGCTCTGTCTGTCTGATGAAGTTCAGAGACTGTGGAAGAAAACCTATGGTGATGTTCTTGTTGGCGTCACAACCACTTCACTCTATGGTAAAACTAAAGCTGGTGGTTTGAGTCAGTATGATAATCTTGACCACTG